GAAAGAGCATCGGTTACGGCCATTTTAAAACACTCATCGGACGAGTGGAGACCTGCTGATTCTTTGGATGTTAACATCGATCCGCCTATCCCTGGTATAGCCGCGCTCCAAGCATCCCCGTTTTTAACATAAACGCTGATCTCTGCAAAAGCGCATGTTTGCTCGTTAGCGGCGGACTCAAGCCATAGCCTGTTTATCTCGTACCTCCATCCTATGCCGCACATTCCGAAAACCTCTGTCATCGCTTGGTATCTCCACTGAGGATTTACATCGGAGAATCCTTTCAACCGACCGGCCTTGATTGTTTTAAAATGGCCGTAACCGATGCTCTTTCTGTGGCCCTCAAAATGCTTGGCGTTGCGGCGGATATTTATCTTGGCCGGTGGGACGGGTCAAAATACGCCGCTGAAGAAAAGCCGTATCAGCCGGAAGAAAAAATCACCATCGCGCAGATCAACGAGATGGCAAGGCTGATCGAGTCCAAGGGTCTTGATGCGGATGCGAAACTTGTTGGTTTGGCATCAAAGGTATACCGGATTGAAAAGATTTCCGATCTGCCTGCGAGGTTATTTCCGGATGCAATGAAGCGGCTTGAAAAATTGCCGCCGGCGGTGGCTGTATGATTATCGTCACCGAATACAATCAGGGCGATGAACAATGGTTCGTTGACAGACTCGCGTCAATCGGCGGTTCATCGATAGGAAAAGCCGTCGCCAAGGGTGAGGGAAAGGTCCGCAAATCGCTTCTTTACGACCACGTTGGCGAGCTGCTTTCAGGACAGAAGAAACAACATTTCGTTTCTAAAGATATTGAAAACGGAACGCTTCAAGAGCCGGTTGCCAGAGACCTGTATTCGTTCGAAAAAGACGTTGAAGTTGTTCAGGTAGCGCTTGTGAAGGGTGACGGAAAATACACCCATTATTCTCCGGATGGACTCGTGGGGGATGCCGGGATAATCGAAATAAAAACCGTTATCCCATCAACGTTCGCCGAATACATTGACACCGGATCAATAGCTACCGGATACCGAAAGCAAATGCAATGGGGGCTTTATATCTGCCAACGGGAATGGTGCGACTATGTGGTATATTGCCCATATATTCAGGATGCAACAAACCTGATTATCAAGCGGGTTTCCCGAGACGATAAAGAGATCTCCGTGCTGGTTTCCGGGGCGAGGGATTTTATCGCTGAAATGCTGGCTATATACGAAAAGGCCAAGTCCCTATGAAAAAGTTCGTTCTCGAATCCGAGAGAGATAGGGATGAAGTGTTTATTTCGAAGTTGAAAAGCGCTCTTGACGAGTTTTGCAAAGAGCTTGGCGAGACGGTTGAATGGCTTAGGTCACTATGAAAGGACAAAAATGAAAGATTTTATTGAACGAGCAGAAGAAAGCGCAGAAAGACAATATTACGACATGCTACAGCCGAACGGAAAGCTACAATGCCCAGGGTGTCATAAAATATTTGATCCCGACGAAGAAGGCGCGACCGTGTCGCCTGGCCCTTATGCAATGCCAGTTTGTGGGGATTGTTTTAACGAGTGGATGTTCAAGAGGTCTGAATGAAAAAGTTCGTTCTCGAATCCGAGAGAGATAGGGATGCAGCAATCGCCTTTTTGCGGATACTGCCTCTTGAGCACGATCAAGATGTTATCGTTCAGGACCACAAGGAGAGCCGTTCAGTAGCGGCGAACCGATTGTATTGGCAGTGGAATACCACCATATCCGGAGAGACCGGAGAGACGAAAGAAGCGGTCCACAAGCGGCTTAAAAAGGCACACCTCGTGAAGATATTCGAGCGAGATGACGGGGGATATGCAGATATGGTTGACGCGATCCGGAGCGTTTACAAAAACGGGATGAAGGCTGAAGCTTACGCGCTGCACGATAAGATCGTTGAACTGACATCCACCACTCAGGCCAGCGTCCACCAATTCCACGAATATTTGGAGGACATCGAAAAGGAATGCGCTGAACAGCAGATTGTGTTGCCTCATCCGGATGATATTTATTGGTCCGCTATGGGGATTTCACGGAAAAAGCCTTGACGTTCATGTGACCAAAATGTATTATGGTAATGCCATGGAAAACAATATCAAATTGATGAAAAGCTCGCCTATTATCAGGTCCCCGAAAGGGGAGCGGTTACATTGTTTCCGTATGGCACCTGATTTTAGGCGGGCTTTTTTATTTTTGGGGTAGCGCTATGACGCGGAAGATTGTCAGCAGATCAATCGTATGGGTATCAGAAGTTCCACCATCAAAAAAAGAAATCCGATCCGCAAAGGTTAAAAAAAGAAAGGCAAAAAATAAGTACTTTAAAACCAGCAAAAACGGATTTTTAAAATCCAAAGAGTGGGCAAAGCTTAGATATGAAGCACTTAAAAAATACGGATCGCCTTTTCCTCTTCTACAAAACGAAAATCACAAACAATTGGTTCCTCATTCGGAGAGTTATACCCAATTTGCCCCAAAACAATCCCTGGCTGTCCTTTAGCATAGGCCATAAAAGCTTTTCTTATCTCGTAAATTACTGACTCCGATTGCATGGGTGTCAATTCAAATTTCGCCATTATTTTTCAACCTCCTGATAATCCCTAAAAGCCGGTTAATATCCCCCATCTTAACGCACGGGTAAGAATCGTCATCGCCATGCGAGTTCCATTGATCCATTCGGGCCAGAAAGTGTAACTCTGCGAGATCATCAGCCGCCTTGCACTTCGGCCCGATACCGGCGAATACAGATTCCGCATCCGTAATCCGTCGCCCGCACACCCGGCATCGGTGTACTGGCGGAGGCGCGAAGACTGGGAGTTTGGCTTGCTTCATTTCATGGCCTTGAGGTATTCCGTCATCATCCTGATTATTTCCATCTCCGGGGCTATCCGGTATTTATCCCAAAACGTTTTAAAGCCTGTTTGGTGGCGTTCTGCGTGATGGGCTACGCATAGGGGTAAACATCTTGAATCATCGCATTTTATTGACATCCCAGAACATCCAAGCGGCTCATGATGGGCAACCGACTCTCTGCCGCATATCAGGCATGGATGTTTGCGGACGAAGGAAAGATACCTTTCTGATCTGAACGTTGACCGCTTTGGATTCGGTGTCATACCACAAACACCTTTTTGTTTATGTCCATTGCCAACACGTTAACATCCTGCGACATGCGGATAACATACTCAGTGCTCAGATTCGATGTGAGCGCATAGGCCGCGATCACCCGGCGCATCCGGTCAACGATCCGGGCGTACTTGCTTCCCGTGCCTCCGAGCGCCCTAAAAAGCTCCTCCGCATCATCTTGAATTTCTTCGTAGGTTATTTGGGTGGACATTGTTCCTCTGCCTATATGTTTTTCTGTCAAGGCTTTTTACGTGAAATCCCAAAAGCACTAAAGTACAAATCGTCCGGATGAGGCAACACAATCTGCTGTTCAGCGCATTCCCTTTCGATGTCCTCTAAATATTCGTGGAACTGGTGGACGTTCGCCTGAGTGGTGGATGTCAGCTCAACTATTTTGTCATGAAGAGCATGGGCTTCTGCTTTCATCCCGTTTTTGTAAACGCTCCGGATCGCGTCAACCATTTCGGAATAGCCTTCATCGTCTCGCTCGAATATCTTCACGAGATGGGCCTTTTTAAGACGTTTGTGAACGGCATCTTTCGTCTCTCCGGTCTCTCCGGATATTACGGTAACAAAAACCCAATAAAGCCGATTTTGGGAGGAGTGCGGAAGATATGCACCGCTTCTTGTCGATGGCCTGTTCCATCCTATTTACTGCGGTCATGTCAGCCACAAGAAATCGCGAGGTGCAGGTGGAAGCGATACCCTTGATAACGTTTGGTGGCACTGCTCTAAGTGCCATGGCAATCACCACGGGCCACAATGGGAATCAAAAAAAAACGTATTTACACAAAGGCCATGAAATGAGGCAAGCCAAACTCCCCGGATTCGCGCCGACGCCGGTTCACCGATGCCGGGCGTACCGGAAATGGGGCAAGGCTACTAATCCGTGTCAACGATGGGAACAACATCATTTTCGTGATGCCGCGGAAATGATCGTGGAGGAACATGACAACCAAAAAACGAGCCGAGAAATGCACGACACACTTTGCAGGCTGCGACTGCCGTGAATACCGGCACGAGCAGATGGAAAGCGCGTTGAAGGTGATACGGACGTGGGCCGCGTTCGATTTAGAAAACTGCGGTGAGTTTGGATTCCCCGTGGCCCTTGATCGGGAGGCTGTATTGAAATTGTGTGATAAGGCGATCGGGAAGACGGAATGGGACGATGATGAGGAGTGGCGAAAGAGGGCCAAGGGGCTAAAATGAAATAAAAAGCGCCCGGTCTCCTTCCAAAGCCGGGCGAAATGGAGGTTAAAATGGTTTCAAAAGTTTTCCAAATTTGCAACGCCTACGAATCTGGATACGGACACGGATTCAATAACGATGGCCTTAACGAAAAGTATTATTCAGACGACGAATTGAACGAGGCATACTCTATAGGGTACAATGCTGGGCAAAATATGGTTTTTGAGATAGCGGGAGAACGGAAGGACAAATAAAATGAAAATCAAAAACGACAACGATCAAATAACCGTAATAGATAAAGGCCCGGATTGCGATGTCAGGACAACAAAATGCCGGATAGGGTTTGCCATTTACGAGGCGCCCCATTCCGGCAGGTTGCCGTGCATTATTTACACTGATCCACAAAATCCATCAGAATACGATGCTCTTAACGGGCTTTTTGATGAATAGGGCTATTTCCGTTTCAGCCCAAGCGCATCGATTTCCTTATCGCACTCTTCCTTAGTGCCTACTAACATATTTTGAGCTGTGTGGGTCTCCCCTTAAGACTCGAAAAATATGATCACAACCCCATTCCAAGGCCCATCTTCATCCCTCCACCGCCACCATAAAACTCATAAGCCCCAATGCTCGGCGTTGCCCGTGCAGGATGCGGCACCGTCATCCCGGCAAAATCAGTCGTCAGCCCCACGTCCGTTCCTGCTCCGATGCAGGGGGATGTGGGGAGAAGGTGGAAGTCTGTTGTTGAGCGGAATTTGGGGTCGGCGTTTAGGGAGTGGGCGTCTTGGCCGGAATTGGTTTTCCAATCTGCGAAATTATATTGCGTTCCATGCCAATTCAAAACAGTTGCCGGGCTTGAATAAAAATCGTTGTAATCTATATCAACAGTTGCCGAAGCAGAAACATAAATATCCAAAGCCGTATTGGAAAAAGAAATATTATTTTTCAACGTCCACGATCCAGAAGTATTTAAGCAAATACCTCCCTGTGGTGAAATATTTCCCAAATTGTTGTTATAAAAAACATTATTGTATAAACTTCCGCCTGCCCCTGTTGCAGAGCCGAAGCCTGACCATGTATTTCCATAGGCTACCGAGTAGGATAGGTTAAATGTCGAAGTATCATGTGCAGCGTAGCCATGCCCGTTATACGCCCTTCCATTCGTCGAAATAAACCCGCTCACATTGGCTATTGCCGTTCCTGTTGTTGATATCCCGGGGCCATCTGTATCATTTGCAGACCCTCCCGATACATTATTGGTCCCGGCGGCTAATAAAAACCCCTGACCGTTGTTAAATGTGTGGTTAACCGTACAATTTGTTATCGTGTTGGTTCCAGTAGTCTCAATGTCATATGCCGCCCCACCAGACCATGACACGCAAATATTGGTCAGCGTCAAATTACTTCCGGTGTACGCTTTAACTATATTAATTTTTGCATGTCTTAAATCGAGATCAGTTAATACGAGATAGTCTTTTCCGTTTGTATCAATTACGTAGTTCCCCGTGACCCCCTCAATTCCAGGAGCAGTATAAGTTGTGGTGGGATTGACAGTTGAATAAACCGACAATATACCCCCGGATGCGTACCATTCAAGCGGAGCCGTTAACGCTGCCTTGCTTGCTTCGAGTGTCCCGACAACGCCATTAAATAAAACGACTGTTGTGCTTCCCATCGATGCATTCCAAACATTTGCCACCCCAGTTATTCCAAAATCATCCGGATTTGTAAACGTAGTTGTTTCATCCTCGAATCCAGAAGAAAATATCCCTCCGGTTTCCTCGGACGCCGCTCCTCCGCCCCACGCGCCAATAGGCGACGTATCAAATTTTACATCATCAACATACATGGTTGATCCAGATTTAAACTGTCCGCCGCCGACATCATTTGTTGAACCAATCCATACGCCATCAATAGCAAGAGTGTGTTTGTCGAGTGTAAAGTTTGATCCCTTTGATGTTCCATTAAACCAAAATTCCGCACCTCCATCCGCACCAGTCCCAGCCTTAAAGTGGTACTCAATATAATACCAGGCCCCGATTGGTACTTCGTTTGCAGTCCCAGAATAGATAGCAGTGGCCCCGCAATAAACTACAAATTTGAACTGAGTTGTGCTTGCAGCCGTTCCAAGCCTCACGTAACCGACTACCGTTGATCCATCTGTGATTGTAAGTATTGGATTATACTGATACGCCGCGCCAGCCTCGAACCCTGAATTATGATAAAAATAAGCCCTTACATAAATATCACCTTGGTCTGATATTGTTTTTTTGATGTAGCAATCTTGATTAGTGCCGTCAAATACCCATTTTGCAGATTTTGTGCCGTGATTGTAATTATCTGTTACTACTTCGAGCGTATTAGTTCCGGTGATTACTGCACCGCTACCAGAGTCAGACGCCCAGATAGAAGCAAGAGTCCCTTTGCTAATAACCGGCTTCTCCCCACTCCCATAAGCCCCAAAAGTGATAGGGTTGCCTGACTCACCACTCGAAGGCACCGTCAACTGCTCCCGCCAGGTGCAACCCCGCTTGAACAGAATCGAGTCACCAGCACTAAATGACGACGCATTCACTTTCGCAATGGTTTTCCACGCTGTTGCCTCAGAAGTCCCAGCACCGTTATCATCAGCCGCAGCCGTATCGACATAATAAATTGTCATATCATCCACCCTATAATCAGCGCCCAAAAAAGAATCGAAACCGGTAAGCCGTAGCAAAGTCCTTTGATCATCTTATTTGCTCCACTGAATTATTTCTTTAACCCCATATTTGTATTCCGTCCAACTGCCGGTTTTGCGAAATCGAAAGGGGAGGGGTCTGATTCTTGTCTCCCCCAAATTTCATCGATTTTGAATGCCTTGACTTGGATATTGTGCGGGCCGGTTGAAACGTCCGCAAGGTCTCGCACTTTGGCACATGTGTCGTCGTAAAGCTCGTAAGGCGTTTCCGTCCACGGGCCGCCGTCCATGCTCCACACGTAACCTGTAATCCCCGGTTGCGGATCGCAGACGAGCCACGGGGAGGCTTGCGCTGTTGCTGCCAAAAACACGATTGCTGCTGTGATTATCAAAAGTCTTTTCATGCTGTTGCCTCCAGTGGAATAAATTCTACAACCATCCCGTTTAACTCAGCTCCGTTGAATGTCTTCTTAACAGGCCTTAATGATTCTATTTTAACCGACCTCCTAAATAACCTTGCGTAAGCTTTCAACCGATCGATTTCGAAAGTCCCGGTCAGTTTTTTAAATGTCGGTTCGACTCGTATCAACTCGGATCGTATCCAGACCAAGATTTCAGGAAAGGCGGACATTGGAATCGATGGGCATAGTTTAACTAAAGAATTCCATGCGTGTGCTTCCCATTCTCCGTCCCCACGATAGCTTACCGGCATTGAAAATACATACCGAAGCGAGTTCTTCTCGATATAAAGCCGATAAATATAGGTTAGTTCCGTGTTTCTTTCGAGACCATGGAACATCGTTCAATCTCCGATATGGTCTGTAAAAGCTTGTTGAGCCGTTTCCTGCTCTCTTCTATCAACTTCACGGTGTTGCAACCACTCTTCGTATGTTCCGTGCTTTTCTCTGATCCACTCATTTAATTCGAATACCTCGTCTTTTGTGAATGGCGGCATATTTGCCTCACTTGTTGGCGTAAGCGGCAGCGGCATCAACCAGCACTTTCATCCATTGCGAGCGATTGCGGCATTGGCCCACATAACAGCTGTTTCGAGCTCAGTAAACGCAATTGACCGCTCTCTACTATCGGGACATGCAAGTTCAATAAGGTGGGCAAGCTCTTTCGCTTTCGCTCTTATGTTTTCATATTTTTCCGCTTGCCCTGCTTTAGGTGCATGATACTTGTAAATGTTTTCAAGATCTAATTTCATTGTTGTTCTCCTTATTTGTTCGCGTAAGCTGACGCAGCATCCACTAAAACCTTCATTGCCTCAGTCTTTGAATTCTGCTTGAAATCAATAACTCTCGTGCCGTCAGGATGCGTTGTAACGGTGCAATCAATTGTTTGGTTGCCGATTCTCAAGTAAGATATATCCCCTGCCGTAAAACTTGCGCAGCTCGTGAGCCATAAAGCAACTGCCATCAAGATCATGACCCACAAAGTCGCTGCAAATACAGCCATGAATGTCAGATTAAACCTCTTTTTCTTCATGGCGTTTTTCTCCTAATGGCTCGTAACCAGTGATGAAATGCTCACAGCGCAGACATTCATATCCGAGAATTTCACAATTCCAACAAGGATCTTCTTTGTTGGTTTCGGCGTCGTTCATTTTTGAAGCCTGCCTACCGTAGCTCCGAACATCCCAGCGATGATATGCGTGGAAACATTCGCGGCATCGGTATTGCCACAAAGTATCAAAGAGATAGCAATCGCAGTAGCACAAAGGAAAGCGACGATCTTCTCATCAAGGTGCTGTAAAAACGTCTCCATGCCTATCGTCTCCTAAGCCAAAAAAAGTCCCGACATCACGCACGGCGCGATACCACATATTCGCTCGCCATTCCCACATCCCATCCTCTATGCAAATCGTCCGGAGGAGAGCGTCGAACAACGGCTTATAAAGCGATTTCAACAATACCCCCATACGTATGAGCTGATACCCAATATCGTGCCATAGCGATGCTCTTATGCTGCTTTTAGTGTCAAACGTTGGACCGCTTGCCCCGTCCCATGCATAACCGGATTTGCCTACCAATTCCCCGACTGGAAGGATCTTGATGTAATCATCCTCGTAAGAAATGCCTTTCAGCCAGTCTAATTTTATCCATGCGCTTTTGGCAAGTCGGTATTTGTAGCCATTGATTTTTTGGTATTTGATCATTTTGTCCACGGCACCCCCGGAAAAAGTTTTGATAGCATCCAAACAAACGCGCCACCGAATACGATGCATACGAAAACGTTTCCGGCCGTATTACGCACATTTATAACGGTTTTCATAAGCCTGAACGACTCCCGGAGCTTGACAGGCGGATACTCGTGCAGGAGGTTTTTCAGATCCATAAGGCCTTCCCTGTCTTCAGATGAGAATCCAACCAAACACCGATGGACGTTTTCCTCAAAAGCCTTATGGACAGCCTCTTGAATTGCAAGCAAAACAGCGGGGGATACTTCATGTCGTCGATCTTCAGCCATTATATCAACTCCGCAAGTTTTTGGTATCGCGCTGGAAGCTCCCGGGCCGCGTCCGAGTCAAGGATCTCGGCTTTTACCCGAACCCAATCCCCACACATTGCCGCAGAGATCATTTGCCTGAATCCACGGAAACGAGTATATCCAAGGTTGTAAATCATTTCAATGAGCACTTCTTGTCTGTTTTGAGGCCATGCAGAAAATCTGGAATAGCCGAACACGGCCCAAGCGTCTTTCTGTGCCAGCACTATCCGGTGGTTCAGCAGCCAGTCAGACTCTTCACGGTCAATGTGATGGATGTTGAGCCCCACACCGATTGTCAAGTTGCCTTTTAGCGCGTCCCCCTTGCGAAACGGCTTGCCTGTCGCATCGTCGTAAACCTCGAAGCGTTCGCCCTCGTTCTGTTTCAGCCTGTCAACCAGATTCGTCATGAAGAAATCCCTTTCAATTTACTACGACCAATTCGAGGATGGATGTGGGCGCTGAATTCGGATAATTTGGAGATATATTTCTTCTTTATTTCACCCGTTTTCACGTCAATGTCAACCAAAAAGCAGCGCTCACCGTCACTCCATCCTATCGTCCAAATACTTATTTTTTTCTGGACACCATTAGCCCACTCCTGACCAGCCCACCGGAAGCACATGAAGAACAGAAAATTCGAATGCTGGCGGTCAACGTGAAGGCGTTTCCCGCAGATGTTCACCACTATTTTGACGACCTTTTCCCATTCAACACGACGCCAATTGATCACACGGGAATCCATTACCAGGCCATCCGATAGATGGTATTCTTGCCATCGATCCCGGTATGCAGAATCCAGCATCATCATGAGAAACTATATTTGAAAGACATTTGAAGGCCCATGCCGGCGTCAGTCCCCTTGTAAATTCCAACCGTCTCACTCGCCGCAATAGCGAGATAAACAGCGAACATAACCACATCATCGGCAGTCGTGGAAAGCGCCATGCTCGTTCCCTCATCCGATGGCCACACGTTTTGACTCGGCTCGGCCTCTGGCATATCCGCCCACGTGTAACTGGCAACCACGCCATCGGCTACATAGTTGGCCGTGAGAGATGGAACGGCCTTGTCAGCGCCGGATAACGGCCGCATTTTAACGACGCTTCCGGCCTGATCGAACCCAATGGCGTTCATCCAGATTTTGAACGTTTCAACCACGGTATTCCCGCCATCGGCCGTAACATCCCAAAGAATTGTTTTTACGCCAGAGTTAGCGGCCCCGGCGGATATATCGATGGTTCCAAAATCAACTTCGCTTCCAACCCCGGTGGCCACAACGGACGACCCGGTGATGGCCGCAAGCCGCTCCGCCGCCGTGTCCAAAGCAATCACCGCCGTACTTTGTGGGATCAGCCTAAATCTTGTTGTTGGATCTGCCATATTTTACTCCTTACATGCATACCCAGATTAGGGGTTGGGACGTTGACGAAAAGATATTATATTCCTCGGTTTTGTTCTGCCGATCAGTTTGCACGGCCCCCATACAAAGGCCAGCAGACTGAGATCCAGCACCAGCGGCCCCGTATTTTATCTGTAACAAATTACCACCGATTGCCCATGCTGTACCGTCATACTCCTCGGTATCATCCATATAGGTCTCGGACCCGGAACCACCAAACGAAAGCCCCTCGTCAAGTGTTCCACACGCCGATAGGTACATTCTCGCCACATTTAGGTTCCCTCCTGACGCCCACGTTGAGCCATTATATTCCTCTGTGGATGCAATATATGTGGATGCATCCGAGCCACCCATGCAAAGCCCAGCGACTTGAGATCCAGCACCAGCAGTATACCAACGGGCTGTTATCAAATCCCCCGCAGTACTCCATGATGATCCGTCATACTCCTCGGTTTTTTTAGATATTGGAGCGGTTCCTCCGGTGCACATTCCTGCTGTTTGGGTGCCCATTCCTGCAAGCGCATAGCGAGAAGATATAAGATTACCACCAGAGGACCACGTTGAGCCATCATACTCCTCAGTATAATTTCTCTGTGCGCCATCGAATCCTCCCATGCACAATCCGGCTGTTTGAGTTCCGGCACCGGCTAAATACATCCTCCCGGCTATAAGATTGCCACCAGAGGACCACGTTGAACCATCATACTCCTCGGTTTCAACTCTATAATATGGCGATGTAGCATTACGACCCCCCATACAAAGCCCTGCGGCTTGAGATCCAGAGCCAGCCAGTCCAAACCTTCCGGTATTTAAATTTCCACCAGCCGACCACACTCCGCTCATTGCCCGCGCCCCAATTTTATTGCCATATCAGCCAATCCAAGCACATTCCGCGCATCAGCAACCGCGGTGTGCTCATTCACCAACCGAGCCTGATTCGCGAATTTTATTTGCATGGCTTCCAATTGGTGGGCATCGACGTCTTGATCGCCATACTTTAAATGTGGGAGCAATTCTGCTTTTATTGCTGACCACTCTTTGATTTCCCGAATTCGATCACGCGCCGTCAATTCCATATTCATAGCCATGAATTGTTTTTTCTCGATCTCAACCTGAAGTAATTCCTGTTCGATATCATCGCCTTCTCGGTCCTTTTCGCGTTTCAACTTTCGGATTTCCAAAGCGTTTTTACGGTATTCATACGACAGCATGACGAGCTCAGTGAACATCACGTTTTGTTCTCTCACCGCTTGCCAGTATTTCGAATCCCATGTGGGGCATTTCATGTCATTGGTTACTGAAACCTTCATTTCCGTCCGGGTACGAAAAATCTGAACCGTATCCATCGTCTGAAGAAGTTCGGATTTCATTTTTGATAGCTCAGAAAAGTCAGAATCCGTCAAAACCCGGGCGCCCTTGATTATTTCTAATCCGTTCATGCGAATGTGCTCTCCTTTATGCCTACCAGTGTCCACCCGATGTCAGCAAGCGTCGTGTCGTTTGTGGCCGGGCCGGTTATGGCCAAAACATCTCCAACCGCAAAAGATACCTTGGATGTGAAAGAAAAAGTGGCCACAGTTCCAGCCGCCGCAAATGTTGCAGTTCCTATAGACGAGCCGTTCTTTTTTATAGTGAAAACCGTTGAAGCCGTGGCAGCCGTATCCGCGTAAAAATGTGACCCGGTAAGCGCTATAGGAAAAGCGAATGGCCGAACAGCCTTGAATTTAAATATCGAGTAACTTGCCGTTGTGATTTTGCCATTATACATCCCGCAAAGGTCATACCCAGATATCTCCTGAACGGTCAGCTCAACGGCCTCCTCGGTATCATCGGCATTGGTGTAGGTCCCTACAAACGTGGCTGGGCCATTGATTTCCGTCAAATCCTCTTCTGGATCAGTCGGGTCCGTTATCACCAAATCGTCATACAACCGAGAGTCATACGTCCTTCCGGTAATTTCAAAACTCTTTGACCTGTTCATCCGGATACTATCGATCAGGTAATCCCCATAAACCCCGCCATCATAATCCGTATAAACAACAAACCGATCTCCTCGCCGCGCTGTTTTTGCTTCCGGCCCTGCTGAAATATCAATCATCGGATCAGAGTAAAGCTCCTTATTCACGATGTTCGAAAGGTATTTCTTTGCCGTCACCGTTCTGTTGACGGCTTTAAGCTGGATTGTTGTGTCCGTTCCGTAATCCACGCATGCCTGCTTTTCTATCTCGTAATTAAAAGACTCTCCCTTCATGTTCTCGTAAAATCCGTATTGCAATTTCACAAGAGCCTTCGCTTGAGACGCGGGGGTATCATATTTTTTATTGATGATGCAGTTTTTATAAAATCCGTCATTGTACCCGAAATAAAAAGAGATGTCTTTCGGGATGTCAACGAGCACTGACCACTTACCATCGTACCGTCGATACGGAGTCACCGGAGTATATTTTAATATCTCGTCAAGCCAATCCCCAGCCCGTCTCTGCTCACCGCCGATGTTTATAGACGTCCAGTATTTGAAATTTGCTGAATTCGTTGTGCCCTCAAGAGCCCATAATTTTTCGATTAAACCGGTTGATGATGTGAGATCAACGCCATAGGGATCGTCAACCCCTTGAGGGCTTCCCAGAACGGTATGAACCGCGTCAAGAAGATGCTCCGAATCTCCTATCCCCGTTGCCCCGGCGGAAGCCCACCCAAACCCGTCAACGTCAGCGAATATCTCAACATAATTTCCACCGTAATCGGTTTGCTGCTCTGTGAACCTGATAGCGAGTATCCCAGGATACGTTGTTCCGTTTAAAACCGTGTATTCAGTGGATGGCACAATTTTTGTTCGGTAGACCGTTGTTGGGCCGATAGTGCCGTAATACCCGACGGCATAATCGTATTCATCCACGGTGGTATCGTTTTTGATGTTCGGACATGGAATTTTCTTGCAAGGGCCAAGGGGGAGATTGATCGGCCGGCCGATACCTTTTGCGGTTGCATGGAAGCGTTCGATTGTTACGATATCCTTGGGCAACAGCTGGTTAAACACCGCATCATCACTGTTATTTAGGTTAAGCGTTATTCCGGTGTCGTCCCACTCGCACGAGTCGACTTTCCCGAAAAAGTCAATCAGATCGCTGTGGGACTCGCCCACAAGCGGGTCGTAATTGGTCAGCTTTCCCCATTTGGTTTTGAGATTGTAAGTTTCGGCGATGGCCGCCATGGATAGATCGGTTGACAGGCCACGACCAACATTTTTGATGGTTATCGAAAGCGAGTTTGACTGCTCTATACCATACTGGATGTCTTTAAGCGCTTCGGATGTTGTGGGCCATTCCAGGCCCTTGAGATACTCGTTTCCAAGCTCATCAACATAATAACTTGTGGCATATCTGAGCGTTAAAGATTCACTGACCACGAGTTCAAACAGCGCTACCGGAACCCGCGATTGTTTTACGTTTACGGATACAAGAGTCCGGAAATCAAGTAAATCCGTATCTGTATCAAAGACTTTCGCCTTGAAATCAAGCAAGTCTATATCCGAATCCAACACCCTGGCCTTTAAATCCAAGAGGTCGGTATCGGTTCGAAAAAGCCTTACTTTAAAATCAAGAAGATCAGTCATTATTTAGCCTCTAACATGTAGGCTTCTTTTATTTTTATCGTATTTCCGGAAACGCCATTCGGAGAAAACCACGATGTTTCTATCGAATCTTCCCGGACGCACAGGTACGCCGCCGAAGTGTTTCCTTCGTTTTCGTAATAGACAAACGGAAGTGACATATCCATTCGGTTTACTGTCCACAACTCCGACTCGCTTGTTTTGGCCCTGTTCCCAAAAACGAGGCTACCTTCCCATCGTATTCTTTCTGCTGTTGGGATTCGTTCGTTTATAGATTCGTTGTAAAAATGCTTCCCGGTCTGGCCGTATCCCCATGCCATGTTTTTTGATAATTCCGTAACCGATGACAAAAGGCAAACAGTTCCGATTTGCCATTTTGTGGTATAACTCCCTACTGCCGTGGTCCCGGAAGGGATGAAAATTCTCAAATACTGATATGAGAAGGCCGTCAATGGGATGTAAATATGATACCGTCCTGTTATCGGATTCTGAGAAACGGTCAAATCCGTGCCGGCGTAAGTTGGGGCGCCCCATGCGTCCGAATCATGGCCCTGGATCTTGACCTTGTTGAAATTCACATCATTCAAAAAAATCCCGGTGAGCGTTTGAGCAGAACCGAAATTAAATTTTAATAGGTAGTCATTCGCGGTCACATCATTGGCTCGGAAGTTACGCTCTAAATCCCACCGGTCCATTACGTTGGCCTTAGTTCTCCCGCCGGCTGCCTGCGATCGTGCCGTGATCGAAGCGTCGGCAACGTCAACGAACGAATTTGAAAGAATGATCGGCATCTATTTCCCCCTGGCCGCTTCTTGAATCGAAACTCTCACCGGGCCTGATTTGGTCCATGACGGGAAGCGCGATTGTACCAGCGACACCACTTCGTTTGCAACCTCTTTTGAGTCACCGCCATAAGCATTTATGGTGATGTTAACCACGCCGCCTTCGGATGCAGAAGCACTCTCCTCGCTCGTCGGATATTTCCTATCATCCTCAACTGCTGTTATTGGGTATGTCGGAGATAACGATCCGTTTAAATATGCTTGTGTTTGGTCTGCATCCAGAACCCACTCGTCCGGGTGGAGAATGGCAAGCCCACCCGGGCCTGTGCTCCCGCCTGCGGCATATTTCGGAATGTCGGAAAGAACTGATGTGTTCTCCACGATCTGTCTGAGATAGTCCGCCTGCTCATACTGCAACTGGTACTCTGATTTCATGATATCAGAAAACCCAAGAAGCTCATTCAGCCCGTTAAGCACGGTGGAGTATTCGCCCTGATAAGCCGAAGACGGCCTCTCGTAAGCCTCCTGTGAAAGGGTGAGCTGATCAGCGAAAAGGCCCTGAATCTTTTGGATGGCATCAGCCTGTTCTGAAACGCTTCCGAGACCACCGAGATATCCAGATATCGATTGCCCACCAAGCATGTCCGAAAGTGCCGCTTTTTGGATCCCCAGTCGTTCGTAAACATCCGCCTGATTATCCGAGCTGGTTTGCATGCCAAGGATCTGATCCCGAATCGACTCCGACAAATCCTTGAAGGTGTCCCTGGTGGATTCTGCTTCATCGGATAGCCCGGTGAACACACCGGCGAGGGTTGTGGAATCTGATTCCAGCTCTTGCCATGTCATCCCCAGACTACCCGCGAAGGCATTAAACTCTTCGAATGTCATTTCAAGAATCGGCTTGATGCCGGTGTTGTAAATCTCCGCGTAATCCCATTTACCGGTAGACCCGAAATTGCTTCCCCAATTATATTTCTGACCCAAAGTGTTAAGGGTTAAATCATTTCCGGACATCCCCGTAAGGCCCATTTTGAAAACGGAAAAGCCTTTAGCCGCTTCGTGAAGTTCAAGGATTTTATCTATCACAGATCCAAGATCGGCGATAACCTGATCAGTGGTAATACCGAATTGGTGGGCAACATCTTTGAGCGAATCAGGGTTAGAGAGAAACCCCATATACGCCGATCCCACTGCTTTCTCATCTAATAAATCAGATGGGGATTTTCCGTACCGCGCCCCAAGCATTTCCATGTCATTCGTCGATTCCCACTTTGACCTTAGCGCCAGAAGTTGAGCGCCCAAAGTAGAAGCTTCTCCGACCTCTAAAACGGCGTCCATCAATGCCCCGAGATCTGTAATTACTTGATCCGTGGTAACGCCAAATTGATCTGCAACGGCAACAAGTGCTTGCGGGTCATCGATAAAAGCTTGGTAGGCTCCTGCAATCGCGTCTTTGTTCGTCGCTTGCGCAGCAGAAATGCCGTACCGATCGGCGATCATTTCAACTGCATTTGTCTTTTCCCATTTCGATCTGAGCGCACGAAGTTTTGTTTCGATATCCGCATTGTATTTCTCGGTGTAATTTGCAATTGCTTCAGCTCGTTTTTCTTCAAGCGCTGTGTATTCGGTTGTGGCAGCCCCAAGCTGATAAAGCGTTGACATTAAGCTGTCGAATTGGGTGTCTATTCCTGCGATTCCGGTTTCGAAAGCGTTCAGCGGATTCAATATTTTTTCAACCGTGTCATCGACAGTTTTGAAAGCAGATTCGAGTTGTCCAAACGATTCCAGCCATGCGCTTACCGTCTCCATGTAGGCGTCAAAGTCGGCGCCTTCGGCCATGCCATAATCAGCTGTGAAAATGCTCGTGTCGCCGAGAGACGTTTTCAGAATGTTGTTTTCCGACAGCCTGTCAAATAGCCCGGTAAGCGTTTGGTCGTTAACAAGGGATTGGGCATAATCCGTAAACCCCTTTTGAATCACCGGCTGGACGCCGTCATAAATTTCCTGAGTGAAAACAGTGAGGATGTTGGTCATGCCCTCCTGGAATTTATCGGAGGCCAGCACCCATGATTTATCCTCGTTGAAGGAAAAGGTCAGCTTTTCGAGATTCGTCCTTATCCCAGCGGCTACGTCTTCAGGGAAAAGCTCAAGTGTTTCGCCTACGGATGCCCAAATTTTAGCCGCCGCTTCGTTGGTCGCGTCCTCAAGGGTACCAAAGGCTGATCCGTAATACGGGTTTGTGGATGTGTCGGTGATGCTCCGGTTGCGGTATGCGTCGTAATCGTACCCTCCGGTGGAGTAGTTGACCTCTCCCCTGTAGGACAATTCCGGGGAGGACAAAAGGGACATATGCCGGTTTCCATCGCCTCCGATGAAGGATGCGCCCACACCACCGAGTATGGACCCAACAACGGCTCCGACCACATTGCCGACACCCGGCCAATAACTGCCAAGCGCGGTACCGGCTTTGGCTCCGGCCCACATCCCCCCAACAGCCCCCACGCCGGCTCCGACAGCAGAGTATTCCCCTTGCGGTAGACCGGTAGCATCAGCCAAAGCTCCGTATCCAATTGACCCTGCGGCATAAGCCATAAGATACGGGGATGCGGCTTTTAGAACTGAAGCGAACGAGCTTGCCTCTGCCGCGGCCCCGCCCATCTCGGCATTGATAGCCGCCCACTCAGATTGATACGCCGCCGCCTGAGAAGCGGTCCCGAGCATCGACCCGGAAGATGTCCCACCGATCCAGCTTGAAAGCGAATTGTACCCGTTTTTCAAAAGGCCCAGCGTGTCCGATCCGGTGTTAAGCCAATTTGCGCTGTTACCGCTTGCCATTGATGCAAAATATGCAGTTGAATCAGTTCCGCTCATCCCGGAAGTAAGCGCCTGCATAATGGGTACAATAATCGGCTTCGCTATAGCCTGTGCCTCCATTTCCGCCAGCATCCGGATAAAATAGTCTTTCATCCTATCGAGCAGACCACCCCAACCGTCTTCGGTATTCTTGAAAATGTCGTAAAACGTGTCCGCCGTTGCGTCCTGAACTCTTTCAAGATAGTGCTTGTTATCATCTTCCTGCTTTTTGAGAGAAGCCTTTGCATCGTCTTCGATTTTCTTTTTTGCGGCCTTCGCCGCCGCTATTTCGTCCTCCCACATTTCCCGATCAACGCGGCTTATTTCTTCAGCGTCATGTTTATCGTGTTCGGATTGCCAACCTCTATATTTTTTCTCTGCCCTGTCAAGCGATGAAAAATATTGTTCTAAAGCTTCATCTATGGCAGATATCTCTTTTTTTTGTTCTGATAAGCTTTTTTTGACCAATTCAGTAGTGGTCGGCAAAACATCTTTAGTTTTTTGAGCGTATAATTCCCACCCTTTAGTTGCAGAGTCTATTTTTCCCCTGTAGATTGATACCTCGCCAGTCATTGACGCTACAGCCATTTCAAGGCTTTCGGAGTCCATGCCTTGAGCTTTTTCAAGGTCCTTTTTTATCGAAGCAAACCACCCGAGAACTTGAGCGAACTTTAACAAAATGCCCATTGATGTTATTGCGGTAGACCCAATATTGGCAAGTCCGTCGGCTATGTTTTTTAAAGACGATTGAGTTTCTGGCCTTTCAATTTCCTTGATAAACGACTTCATTTCTTCGGTTGCACGTTCTACAAGCTGAGATGTGGCAGGCCCAAAAGCAAGGCCCATTTTTACCTGAAAATCTTCAAGGTATCTTTTGAATGAATTTATTTGCTTTCCTGCCGTTGTCATCGCTGCCTCGTATGTTCCCGCAATATCTTTTCCGGCAGACATGACGACGTTTAATCTTGCTTGGAGTTTTTCAGCTTCGGAAAGGCTTTCAGAAGTTTTGCCGAGTTGGCCGGCGATCGCTTTGTATGAGTTTTCAAAGTTTACGTTTAATCCTATGGATTTCAAAACTTCGATTTGAGCGGTCTGAATACCATACATCATTCGTTCTAACGCTTCGCTTGAATTGGTGTTACCAATAACAGCGGCATCTTGAGCTATTCTGGCAAGTTTTAATGAGTCTGAAAGCTGTATATGAGCCTGAACGGCTTTTATGGTAACTTCTCTCGAAATTGTCATGCTAATCCCGAGATTTTGCAAAGATTTTGCGTTTGACTCCATTTGATCGGCAGAATATTTTGCATTTCTACCGACAACGCCCATCACAACGCCAAGCGTTTCATATCTTGCACCTGCAAGCGCTATGTCTGAAACAATCCCAGCGGACTTAATCAAAGCATAAGCAGCTGCTATGCCTTTAACAGCAACGGAAACCCTGTTAAAAGCCGATGTCATATTTGAAGCTGCTTTATCAACACTGCCCTCAAGACCCTTGATCTGGTTCATGGCCTTGTTTAAATCGGATTTAAGCCCGGCAAGGTCTCCTCGGATTGTTACGTATGCGGCGCCTAAACCGGGCATTGTCTACTCCTCTGCTGGCTGCTGGTTTGAAAATTTTTCTCGAATCGATTTTATTTCCTGCCGTGCAAGTATCAGCACCTTAAACCCTACGACCCCCCGGTGCTTTCTTTTCACTCCCATCCATGCCATCATTGTTTCAACGGCAGGGATTGATATATCTACCGGAACCCCGTTCATTCCCTGCGTTATCAACTGCCCCCTGCACTGAGAATAAACCCGGTAAGCCATTACATTTTCAGGCCTGAGTGCAACCGGCATACACTCATCGCATTTTGGAGATTCACCGTATAGCGCCCAAGTTTTTTCACACAATTCGCAATCGAATTTTTCAGCCGATTGGGCGCTATACTCTATCAGTTTTTTTCCGATTCCTTGATGGCCTCATTGACATCAGGAGTCAGTTTTTCGAGACACTTATCCACGAACGAATAAAACGCCGGCCACTTGCTCATGAACCTGATTTTGTTTTCAGTGGTGCAAGGGATGGCGTTCTTATCCTTGTCGAAGAAGCCGCCCCAATCCATGATGGTGTAGTCCCAAAGGAGTTCTCGGAGTTTTTTGTCATCCGTTTTTTGGTTCTCGAAGCGCTGAAGCGGCCCATGCTTTGAGGTCTTTTTGTACTCGATCTCTGTCGTTATGCACTGCTCACGGATGCTGTCCATCGCCTCGTTTGACGAGGATCGAACCTTCACCCACGAAACAGTTTTGCCTTTTTCTGTTACCTCAAAATCGAACTTGGCGCCCGGATTCAATTCTTCCAAATTCACAATTGTCATGCTTGCCCCTCTTTCATTTGGTGCCCCGATCAGTAAAAAGTTTTGGGGAGAACCGGCCGGGGCAAACCGGATTCGGATTTCTCCTATCTCCCCAAGATTGTTAAACCAAAACCATTACGCCGCTGATCTTCATCGTAAAGCTTGCCGTACCGAGCCCGGCCTTGTCAGCTCCGATCGGGCATGACATGACGTTCACGTGGCTCAAAACCGTGTTGTAACCGGTTGAGTCGGCACCGGGCCCCCAGTATCCGGTTGACCGGCACGGTTCATAATAACTCGTGTTGTTGACATACAGCCGGAGGTTTGTAATGTCGGTGGGCGGGTCAGCAATTTGCGCTTTTCTCAACGTGTTTTGCCCAGTGGTGTCTCCAAGTTTGTAAAGACCGTTGAATGTGATCTGCCCACCGTCATTCAGGCCAAACTCATAAGATTTCCAAGAATCTCCAAGCTCGGTATCATCGTACTGATCTGTCGTGATGCCGTCCATGTTCCACGTTCCCATACCAAGTACGGTATTTGTTCCGAGGGCCACTTTACAGTGTTTTCCAATTATCGAAGTTCCAGCCATTTGTTTTTCTCCCTGTTGATTTTAAAGTCCGCGCCCCGGATTTTACTTGATGCCGTTCAGCTTTTTAAAAAGTAATCTTGTTTTTTCATTGACCTCAAAAATCGACATGTGGCCAATCTGTATTGATGTGTCCACGTAGATCGGTATTCCTTTTTCTGCCAGCTTCATGCAAAAATTTATGTCCTCTCCAACCGGTTGCCCTTCTGCGCCTTTGCCAAACTCGAACCATGGCCCTCGAATCTCGTTGAAAACACTGCAATCATACATGATGCATCCAGTTCCGGTGGCGTCCACCCGGACTATATCTCCGGAATACGCCTCATCCTCCGGTATCGAATAAAATTTTCCAACCTCACCACGGAGCAGGATGTTGTCAAACGGTGGATACCGGCGATGAACCGGCGCCGACACAACCCGGGCCTTGTGAGAAAGCAGTTTTTCAATTGTCTTTTCGTCACGGTAAATCTGATCAGTGTCCATCATCAAAAGATGGGTGCATCCCTCATAAAGAGCCTGTTCGACAATGTTATTCCGGACGGCCGCAATGTCACGCGGGAACTCTCCAACCGGAAACGCCGGCAAAAGCAAGGTATACCCGGGAGAATCGAGAGACAAAAAGCTTGTCATGAATGACAGAAAAACTTTTGAATCAATAACCGGAAACCCAATTCCTAATTTAAACCCGTACCTATCGCGTTTCCGTCGGCAATACGTGTTCCAGTCATCATGCCGATAATCTTCTGAGTAAACCCGCTCGTAATCGCTGTCAGTTTCGGCAGTTCCGAAAATAGGGTGCTTGTGAGTCAGCACGGCCTCGTCGCAAAAAACAAATCGGCCATGTTCTTTCGCAATGTCGGTCAACTCATGATCGCACCAGCAATGCCGGTATTCCGTGTTGAAAAATTCTCCACCGAGAAGTGGAAGCATTCTTTTGTCGGCAAGGAAGTGGGCCGCGTGTTTGGATTCCTGAGAATTTAGCCCTACAACGCCCCAACCGTTAGGTAGCCGAGCCATTGCTTCGGAAGCCTCCATAAGCCAATATTGAGACTCAGGGAACGTATCGTCACCTATAAAACAAACAGCGTAGCCCTTCGACTTTTCAACAAGCCGCTTCAGCATTTTGGGGCAGCCTATTCTTTCAGTGTCTTCTTCTGCTATAATTTCATAATCATAGCCTTCGGTAAGAATCGTCAGAGATTCCCGAATGCGATCGATCAGCTTCGGCATATTTTGCGGCCGGATGTAGGGGATGCAAATCGATATCATATCGGCGCCTCCCATTCATGGCCGCACTCGCCGCAAACGAATTGTTGCCGCTCATCACCGAGCGCTGTTGTTTCAATGGCGCTGTCAGATCCGCATTGCTGACACGGGTTCAATGGAGCGTCCGTGGCAGTGTCTTCTTTCCCATCAAAATGGTCAATCCAGCAAGGCTCCGCGTACCCATCGCCTTTGATGGCATGCAAAATGCCGTGTGTGTGGACGATGCCCCATTTTTCGTTTGTGACATGATCCTCTGACTGGCCGACAAATTTTGCAGTTATTCCGTAGAGCCTCCGGTGCTCATCATCGGTGTAATAGAGCCATGAGGCAGCATTCCAAAACGATACATGATGTGGGTCGCTGAACGCCCCGCGGCCATCGGTTGACGGCGTTAAGTGCTCAAGAATACCACCCGGCTTGAGAACCCGGTAAATGTCTTCGATTACCGAAACAACCTTTCCGGCCGGAACATGCTCAAGGAAATCAGTTGCAAGAACATAGTCAACTGAATCGTCATCGAAAGGAAGCCCGGAAACGACATCACACAGCAAATCCGGCTTGCACTCTTCCCTGTTGTCGATATTTACAAACCCTTCTCTCGGCCGGTATCCACTCCCCAAATTTAATTTGATTTCTATCCTAAATGATCCTGAACCTAATATTTCTTCACCGCTCAATGTCATTTTTACTTTTTTGACCTGTGTGCTCATAGCGCCCCGCTACTTTTCAATCAAAAGGTTATAGATTACTGTGAATTGCCTTACCCCGTTTTCTCCGTCAGATAGCGAAATTATCCTTTCCCGTTGCATATAAACGCTCGTATACCCGGTAACCGACAATGAGCAATCGTCATAAAGCGCTGTCAAATTTGACAATAATCCGGTGATCTCAACTTCGCTTGCTGAGTTCGAAAAAATACTGATTTGAACATCAACATCTTCAAAATCATCCGTAAAATTCCAATCGTGATCCGTTTCGGGGAGAGCAACAACAGCGTACGGAAAAACAGGCAGCGACGGCGCAAACCGGCTATACATCCGCGAACCGATAGCGGTTGCGAAGGCCGATCCTGAAAACTTTGAGAAAATGCCTGTTAAAACAGCGCCGATCATTCGATAAATCCTATTTTAACCCCATTTTTTAACAAAGGACCTGATCCGCCGAACGTTGCCCCCCAATCGTTTAGCGATAGCATATGTGCTTTCCCAGAATATCCGTTACCGATATACTCTTCTATTTCAATTTCATTTTTTATAAATGCTTCAATGTTTTGAACAGCAACATCCCAATAAACCGGCCCGTATTCATAGTGCCCATCTTCAAGTGATCTTTCAAAAGTGCAACGAGCCGTTACAATCGAGCCGTTTTCTAAGTATTTTTTATAAATAGTTCTTATCATTCTACGTTTTGCCCCACCGCCAGTGCTTCAACCATCATTTTCCGGAACATCCGGCGCACTTTTTTAACTGCCGGCCGAAGGTATGGCCGCCCCTCAAAATGTGGACCTTCCTTGCTGTTGCCTTTTTTTCGGGAATACTTTCCCCAAAGCGAATAATGCCCGCCAAGCTCTATGAAACTGGCATAATACCGGTTGTAATTCCCTGGCCCCTGCGCGACCACAACAAGCCCACCGTGTTTGTATTTGCTTTTCCTGATATCAATCTGGTTTACGAGATCTCCGGACTCAACCGCAAGGTTGACCCGCAAGTTCCTCTTAGCATAGTCAACAACGAGATCGGCCGCTTTGTCGACAACTCCATCAACCTCTCTTTCAGCAAGAGAAATCAACTCGTCGTCCTTCCAGTCGATCTTTATGTTAGATCCTCGGTAATGGCGCATCAGACTTCCTCTTTGCAAACCAAATCCAAAAATTCGTTTTTCTCTTCAGGATTAACGACTGAAATTATATTAAAAATTCTCGTCCCGAACTTTGCGCGCCACCATGTAGCAACCCCTTCGTAATATCTGACCCTGATCCTATGAGAGATAGTCCCCTGCACAGCCATATTATTAACTTGTTCTCTCCCTGATACAGGCCATATCGCCGCCCAGGTAGTTATGCTATCGTTCCATGTTTGTATTGTGCCGCCCATGGAATCCGAGACTGTATTTGCATACTGCAAAACAACCCTCTTGTTTAGCTGGCCTATCCTCAAAAATCACCCCATAGCCTATGACTCGAAAGAAGGCTGTTTACAGTTTTATTCTCAATAAAAGCCTGCCCAGATTGACCAAAAACCTGCGATTCCCGGTTTGAATAAAGATCGGCGCAAATCATTTTGATGGCCGCCTTTATGTTTCCTGGAACAACGTCTCTTGACACCCACCCGCAAATAAACCTGATTGTAATCGGGTTGCTCGGATAAAGAGTACCGGACGGCCATGAAGTGGCGTAAGGTAAAACAACGCGACCATGCCCTTCTCCGTTCGTTTCAACGAGGTAATCAGTTGCAACCGTCAATGTTGTTTCTGATCCTGCCGTGTCTTGGTGCTTTACACTCTCAACCGATTGAAGATTACCAAAAGGGATTGTTATAAAATTTTTATCCGGCCACTCATCCAGGCAATATTCCCATGTTTGGGTCATCAAAGCGCGTCGCGTAATGCTTTCAACATAAACCCTTGCTGATGTAACGGTCTCGTCAATCAAAACAGAATCGGCAGTAGAAGAATCCACGTCAAGCCGCAAATGCGTTTCAACCTCTTCGTATGTCACTGGTTCAATTGACGGACCTGTTACCAGCAGTATTTTCATTAGGCCACCTGATATCGGATAATAACTTTTGCAGTCCCGGACGCAACGGAGCAGGCCGAAAAATCGATCATAGGGTTGAACTCTTTCACCCCGGACGAAAGCACGTCTTTTTGATATGACCCGTCTATTGAATAGAGCTGGAAAATGATCTGGCCGGCGTCCGTCATGTTTTTTATGGTTATATACTCACCTGCGGCCCCAGGTATAAAAAGGACTTCCTTTATCAGCATGTTTCCGGCCGTCAAATGGCTCGAATAAGTCCAATCTTCGGAAAGAGTGCTGATAGTAACGCTCCTTCCGTTTGCCGCTGCCGGTAGCACTGCGTTTGCCATAATATACCTCGTTAAAGCCGGGGTTTCCCCCGGCATTCAGGTTTACAGTACCGCCGTCACATAAGCGCCGTCAGACATCGGAGTGTACCAAACAGAGAACTTTACCGTTCCAGATGTAGCGTTGGCAACAGAAGTCAAAATTCCAATTGTTCCAGTTCCGCCGGAGGTGCCTACAATCTGAGGCGCCGGATTAATATCTGAGATTGCAGGAGTGGCAGTCAACACAACTGCCGTAGCAACCGCCCCGCCTACCCACATAATTCTTTCGCCTACTGCCAACTGAGCACAAGAGCCCGAGGCCGCATTCATAGGCTGTACGGCAATAACGGGGGACGAAGATGTGAAGTTATAAAGCAGTGCCGTTGCATTGTTTCCGAGAACAACAGTCACCTCACCAAAAAGGGTATGGATTCGAACCCGGCCATAGACATTAAAAATCTCGATCTGCGTACCGGCCATATAGGTAGCGGCCGCAAGCGCCGAAGTATCCACACGGATACCGTTTGTTAGATCGCCGATTCTCGCAATTGTCGAAGGGTTGTAATTTGGCATTTCTTTTTCCTTTCAGGATGGCGCGGGCATCATTCCAGCCCGCCCTTTTGTTTTACTGGTTTCGAAAATTTTTCAACGGCATCAGAAAGCTTTTTAATTTTCATTTCAAGATCGGCAATTCTGGCCGCAAATACAGCAGTTGCGGCTCCGACACTTTCCGAAGCGATCTCTTTGGCTATTTGGTTGACTTGCTCAACTTCTGATCTCAGCATAAGTCACCGCCTTAGATTGCAGTCGGGATGGCGTTGCCCTGGTAGCGAGGCACACAAATCGCAACAGCATGGACGATACCGGAATCGGCCGACCCATCCAGCGCCAAGGTAATCCAAGGCTGGCCCTCGGTAAGCGTTTTGCAATCAATCTCGATAATCTGAGTCCGTGTGGAAATGGTTGCCGTGGCAACAGCAACAGACGTTCCTGAAGCCCATGAGGAATAGACATCAGCGCTTGTTGCGCCCTGAGCCGCCCCGCCGTATCGAGAAGAAAAGGTTTCAGCAGTTGTTTGAGTTCCGGCAGTAGCGCCGGACTTAACCGTAAGAGCGGCAGCGCCAGCACCGCCAACCGCGCCGTATGTCAGCACGAACATGACATGGTGCAGATTGGTAGTATTGATGGAGTCGGCAGTAAACCCGGCGTTAAAATCCGTTGAAGTCCCGAGGCCAATCACTTTGAATTGCTCTGATAGATACATTGTCTTTTTCTCCTTATTGGTTCAATGCCGGGTATTTCACCGGCATTGACATGTTTTAAAATTACGCCCTGGTTGCGAGTGCAACAAAATGCGATTGGGTTGCAGTGGCGCCGCCCTTAAACGGGGTCAGCGCGGATGCACGAACAGGCTGCCCATCAACGCGCATCACAAATCTAAAAACTTGCTCGTCGTATATAAATCGAACGTGTATGCTCATTGCCGCCTCAATTCCGCCCTTTTCCGCCAGAATGTATCCGTTCGAAAGGTCGGCGAGGATAATATCTCCGACAGTTCCGAGCGCTTGGCACTGCTCAATCGGGATGACAGGGCGCCCGAACAACGTGCCGTAAGGCGCGGACGACAACCCACCGGCCGGCATATAAACAGGGACGCCACCGGTTCCTACGGCAATTGACATTGTGAAAAGTTGTGGCTCAATCGCCTGGTTGATCAGCCATATTGCATTCTGCCGACTCGGTGCAAATAAACGGGAGTACATTTTGATCACGTTTTCAGCCATGACCGTTGCCGCAAGTTGACCGGTTTCAGCAGATTGTGAAACGAGGCACCCGGAGTTAAGGATACCAAGAGGCTGACCAGAACCTGAACCGTTGATGATTGCATCATCCAGCATGAACCCGAACTCTGATACGAACCCATCCCGGATAACGCCTTCAAGGGCCGCGGCATCATCCAGAAGCTCATCTGTTGCGTAGCAAAGGCCAACCATTTTTTTGAGGTTCAGTTCAATTTTTCGGAACTTCGGCTTGCTGGCGGTTTTCTCTTCAGCCTCATCCGCCCAATACCCACGGATTCCACCCTGGCGGGAACCTGCAACCCGGCTGGTTTCGTCCATTCCGTTGATCTTGATCGAATTGGAGTTTCCGGAAATGGTAACGCGCCGGCAACGGGAAGCGAGGACGCCGGTTTCAAAAACATCCTTCAAAATCTCTGAAGCGAAATCCTGTTGGACAAGGAACCCGCCGTCGCTCGGGACTGTTTCATTCAAACCGGTGGCCGCATTCAGCAAACGAGGATCGACACGTCCGCCCGGGATGCCTGCCCGCATGATCGCGGCCATCTGCTGACCGAAGGAGTTGAACTTGTCTTTTGCTGCCCGGTCCTCAACGGTAATCAAAGGCCGTTGCGGTTTCGGGGAGGTTAGCGCCTGAGGAACAGCGGAAAGCTTGTTTGATATCGCCTCTTCCTGCTCAATGCTCTTGATTATGCGCTCGTAATCGGAGATGGTGGCGAAGATTTTATCCCTCAGTGTGACTTCCTCGTCGGTGTAATCCCGGCCCTCTGCTGAACAAACAGCGCCCATTTTAGTCGCCCTGTCAAAAAGAGCCTTTATTTCTTCTTTATATTGCGTTACCGTTTTCATTTCTCAGTTCCTTTCATATTTTTCAGTTTCGTTCAAAATCATAGCTGTCCTATCCATTTTTACCCTTTTTTCTTCTTTTATCGAAACCGGACCGGCATCATCCCGATGCTTCAAGCCGTTTGCCACGATCGCCTTAGCAACGGAATTACTGCACCCTACATCCCGTAGGGCCTTTTCCATTTCTCTCGGCGTTGGTGTCATGTTTTGGAGTTTTTTGAGTGCGTCAGGCACATTAGCGAAGATCTCCAAGTCAAAAATGATGTTTTTCGCGTCTTTTGCTTCGTCTGGTAGCCCATCTATTACATCAACAAGCCCGTATTCCTTTGCTTCTTGAGCGGTAAACCACGTTTCTTCCGACATCTTTTGAAGAATCTCGTCTTTTTCTTTTCCTGACTTTGCCATGTAGATTGAGGCTATGGTTGTGTTTGAAACCTTTTCGAGAAGGTCCGCCTCTTCCCTCATGGCCCGAGCATCCCCAACAACGATTGACCACGGGTTATGGATCATCAAAAATGTGTTGTCAGCCATCCTTACCTCATCACCAGCAAGCGCGATAATTGAAGAAATTGACGCTGCAAGTCCATCAACGTGTGTAATTGTCTTCGCTTTGTGCTGCTTTATGGCATTGTAAATGGCCGTCCCATCAAAAACTGACCCGCCTGGAGAGTTAATGCGGATATGGACAGTGCTTGCTTTCGATGCATTCAGGTCTTTAACGAATTGATCGGCAGAAATCCCCCAATAAGAAATTTCGTCATAGATGTAGAAAGTTGCCTCATCCGCCTTGTTTTCAACCCGGTATTGGCCTTTATTCCTATTCTGGAATGGGCTTCTGTTCAGTATCCGCATTGCTTTTTTCTCCGATTTTTACATTTTTTTCTACATTTTTAGTCAAAATTTCCTTGACCATTGATGACGGAACCATGTTTAACGGCACATAGTATTCGTCGCCGTTTTTGATTGGGTCGAGATCCTCTTTCGATCTGATCTCGTTTTGGCTCATTGCTCCGATACCAAACATGGCCCTATAAAATTCCCCCCTGCTCTTTGCATCACCACGCAAAAGACCCTCTACAACATGCTTAAAATAAAGGTTTTGAACCTCCTTCTCTGTTTTAGTGAGAAGTTGCATGTTCATTGCCTGCTCAAGCCTGACTATCCATGGCAAAATGGAGTCAGTTACAAAAGAAATCTGCTCCGATTCAATATTATTGAATGACGATCTTGAAAGATCCTTCAGCTTGTGCGGTGGTAAATTAAAGAGCCTCGCTATTTCAGGAATTTGGAATTGCCTTGATTCAAGGAATTGAGAATCTTCTGGTGGAATACCAATTTTCTCAAGCTTCATGCCCTCTTCGAGAACCATCAGCTTGTGGGCCTTAGCAAGTCCTTCGCTTGTGTTGGAAAAAGCCGCTTTCAGGTTCGACATGGCCCTGTCATCAAGATGTCCAGGGTGAGAGATAACTCTTCCCACATGTGTCCCTTGGCCGAAGTAGAGAGCGCCAAAAGTCTCAAGAGCCATGCCAAGCCCGATTGTTTTCCTAGCCATCCCGATTGGTGAATATCCCTGAAAACCGTCAAACCCGAGACCGGCTATGTGCAAAACCTTATATTTTGGGAGATAAACTTGCTGCCCGTCAACCGAAACGGAATAAAAAATGCCGTTTTCTCTCCATTCGGCCTTTATCCTGTTGGGAGTTATCGGCCACAACTCTACCACTTTCCCAAAGCCATCACGGACTATCTCAGCATACCCATTGCCCCATGTCAGTACATGCGCCATCAGCGTTTCACGGAATGCCATTGCCGACTGATACGGGTTTGCCTCATCGTGCAGAAGACGATAAAGCGAATTTTTACGGGCTATTTCTTTTCTGTTACCATTTTTCGATTGATATAAATGAAGAGGAAGGGTTGAAACTGTCCCGGAAATCAGGGAAACAGCATTCCAAACAGCGGTATATGTCATCGCCGTTTGTTCGGTAACAGTTTCGCCTGACAAAGAAGCAGAACCGGCCATATTCCACAATGACGGATTCCACGCCTTTTCATCTGTTACTGAAAGGTTTTTAAACCTATAAAAGAATCTTTTGAAAAAATTCAATAGACACGCCTATGCATAGGGTTTCGCATAGGGTACAGGAAGGATTTAAAATATCAATGCAGCTATTTATGTGGTTTTATGTAGTTTTTAAAGTATTTTTTTATTTATTCGTAAATTTCACCTGTCCGGAACACCTGAATCGCCAAAACTGAATCTTGCGGTATTCGCGTCACCGTTCCTGCTATTTTTACAGATTCAAGCTTTCCGGCAACGATCCAGTTGTAAACAGTTTGCAGCGTGACGTTAAAATAAGTAGCCACCTCTTGCGGTGTATAAAAAACTTTTTCTGGTAAACCCGCTTCGTGCTCACTTTTTTTTATTATTTTCGGTTTCATATCTCTCCGTTTTTTTAATCAAGCATAAACACGCCTCTTGTTGAGTAAACAGAAGCTTTTTCGACAACCATGTCTCGGCTCTTAAGACCAATAGCCATGGCCAACGCCACGGCGCCGTCAATTCGGAATCGAGGCTTGCTCTTATCAATCTTTCGGTTTCCGGCCGGATCTGATATCCCCATGGCGTTGGCGATATTCCACGTCAGGCACGGGTGGCCATCGTGAATAAGCCTTCGTTCCAAGATTGAAACCTCCATTGCATCTATGGCGGGGGCCATATCCTTGAACCCCTGGCCCCATGGTACGATTCTAAGCGCTTCAGATCTCGCATTATCCTTGCCATCAACATACCAATCAAGCCCTACCCTGTTCGCTGCATTCAGCAAGTCGTCAATGCTCCACCGGTCGTATGCCATTCCAAGAACCCGGTATTTTTTCACGATCTCCGCGATTCTTGACACCACCCAATCGTACTGAATAGCGCGACCCGGAGTTGTTTCAATGTGGCCCGACTGCTTCCATGCCAAATATGGAACTCGGTCCCTATTTTCATGTTCCCGGATAAGGTCTTCCGGTTTCCAGAACCACGCCCTGGTTATCTCGTTTTCTCCGGAAGATACCGCAACAAGCGCAGTTAAGTCGGTTTTTCCGGAAAGATCGAGCCCGAGATATATTTCTTTGCCGGTTGAAAGCTGATTTTCTCCCCTGCACCCCATCCATTCCGCACGGGGAATAAGCGGGGACTTCGAGTCTGTTCGTTCGTTGCAATATAAATTTCTAAAAGAGGCCTCAAATGATGGAATCCTCTTTGCCCTTTGTGCTGCTGTTTTCATTTCCGGCAATGATCTGAATTTTCCTAATGCAGGGTTTGCTTTTTTCCATAATTTTGGATTGTCAAAAACACCATCCGACCCATCAGGTACAGCATATAAATGACATACTGTTGATGGATCAATCTTCGAAAGCCCATCATCTATAAGATTAGATAAAATATGTTGTGGATCAGCCGATTGAGTTGAAATAATAATTGATAATGGCTCTTCTCTTGCTGCTCCTGCTGTATCCATAGCATCATAT